GCCTCCGCATCTGATCCACGATGCGAGGAAGGTGATTGAGGATCACGAGCGTTTCCACGAGCAGGCCATCGCTCGCCGGCAGTATGAGGCAACAGTTCAGCCGGAGAAAGCGTACCGGCTTGAGCGCGGAATACGGATTGCCGAAGACCATTATCTGCGGCGCCGCTAATGAATCCGCTGCTAGCTTTGCTCGTCATTATCTTGGCATTCGGAGTCGTAGGCAGGATCGACTACGAGTGCGCGCAGATGTCGGCGCATACAGCAACCACTTACGCGAGGAGATCAGATGCAAGCCACTAAGTTTTGCGAATTCGGCCCAGGAGACGCGGCAACGTGGCCGCCGTTTGCCGGCCATCCGAACGATCCGCGGGCGATTATCGACGACGACGACGACCCAACGCTCGATGTCATCAGCGACGTCCGCAGCTTCCTTGCCGCGGCCGAAGTAGCCGCCAGCAAGGGAGACCTGGCCAAAGCCCGTCAGGCACTCATCGAGGCGCGGCTGTCGTTGGAAGCTCTGGCCGGGGAGGAATCATGACCCAGCACGACCGCACAGCATTCATTGGCGGCAGCGACGTTGCTGCCATCCTTGGCGTATCGCCATGGGAAAGCCCCTTCCAACTCTATCAAGAGAAGATCGGCGCCTTCTGCGAGGAAATCACCAGGGAAAAGCAGCGCCTATTCGACCGCGGCCACCGCTGGGAGCCGGTTGTTGTCGAGATGCTTGTCGACGAACTGCTGGACCGCGGGCACGACGTACAGATCATCGACCGCAACGCGCGCTACCAGGACCCCGAATTCCCGTTCCTTGCCTGCGAGCTTGACTTGGAACTGCTCATCGACGGCGAGGAGCACAACGCGGAAATCAAGACCGTCAGCCCGTTCGCCGCCAAGGCCTGGGGAGAGCAGGACACAGACGAGATCCCGCTCTACTACTCCGCCCAGGTCATGCACGGCCTGATGGTCAGGCCGCGCGAGCGGGCCATCGTAGCGGCTTTGATTGGCGTCGACGACCTGCGCCTGCACCAGATCGAGCGAGACGAGGAAACCATCGCCGCCATACGGGCCAAGGAGGTTGAATTCTGGCGCCGGGTTCAGGAGCGCGACGCGCCGGAGCCGACAACGGCCGATGACGTGAAATGGCTCTACGCCAGGGATGGCGGGATTGTCATGGAGGCGGACGAAGAACTGGTCCGGCTGTGCGAAGAGATAAGGCAGGGAAAGGACATCGCAAAGCAATGTGACGCGCGAATCGAGACGCTATCCACGCGCCTCAAGTGCGCAATGGGCCACGCATCTACGCTGATTTATCAGGGGCAGAGGCTGGCCACGTGGAAGAGCAACAAGGACAGCCGGACGATGGACTGGAAGGCCGCATTTTCGGACCTGTGCATAGCCGCAAACGTCGGCGAATTGTGCGGGCAAATGATCGAAAGGCACACCACCACCAGGCCGGGAGCCCGGCCGCTACTCATCAAGTAAGGATCGACATGACCACCCAACAACTGCGAGCAATCGCAACAACAATGACAGGCCCGGAACTGGCTGTCGCAGCCAAGCAAACCGCCCAACAAGCAGGCTCCGCCACGGTGAAGAAATTCTTCGAGGCCAACAAAGGCACGCTAATGGCGCTGCTGCCGAAGCACTTCGACGCCGAGCGCATGCTGAAGCTCGCCCTCGGCGCACTGCGCACCACGCCGAAGCTCGCCGGCGCCAGCCTTAGCTCTCTTCTCGGGTCCGTCGTTACCTGCGCGCAGCTTGGCCTTGAGCCGAACACGCCGCTCGGACACGCCTACCTGCTGCCGTTCGAGAAGCGCGAGAAGCGGGGCGACCAGTGGGTGACGGTCGAAACGCAAGTGACCGTCATCATTGGGTACAAGGGGATGTTGGATCTTGCTCGTCGCAGCGGGCAGATAGTCAGCATCGCCGCGCATGAGGTCTGCCAGAACGACGAATTCCGCTTTGCCTACGGCCTTGACGAAGAACTTGTGCACCGGCCGGCAATGACCGATCGCGGCGCCGTCATCGGCTTTTACTCCGTTGCCAAGCTGGTTGGTGGAGGGTACAGCTTCGAGTTCATGAGCACCGACGAGGTGAATCACATCCGCGACAAGGCGGCTGAAAAGAACCGGGCGAAGAAGGGCAGCAATGGCCGGCCGATCATCACCGGGCCGTGGGCAGATAACTACGTCGAGATGGGCCGGAAGACCGCTCTTAGGCGCTTGTTCAAGTATCTGCCGATCAGCATTGAAAGCCTGGCCTTCGCCACCGCGATCGATGGGAATGTGGTGGCATCCGCAGCGCCTCTTGAGGAAGTGGCTTTCGATATGTCTCGGAACGACGAGACGGTCGATCAGGACACCGGAGAAATCACCCAGCCCCCCGCGCAGATCGAGCACCAACAGCCTGGCATGACCATCCCGCAGCAGGTCCGCCAGCCGGAGAGTGCAGAGCCTGAGTGGCGCCCCGACCCCGAAGAAGAAGCCGCCATCCGCGCAGCAGAGCTTGCCGAGTCGCAGCGTTCCGCACAACAGCCGGCGCCACGCCAGCGCCGTGAGCGCGGCGGGCTTGGGCTGGAGTAATCGATGAAAATCACCGCCATCAAGACCGCCAACTTCCTTGGCGCCCGCAACGTCGACGTCCGCCTGGGCTCACCAGTCACCCTCATCTGCGGCCGCAACCATAGCGGCAAGAGCAGTCTTGCCGAGGCCGTGCGCATGGCTCTCACCGGCGAAAGCGTCCGCGTGTCGCTCAAGAAGGAATACGGCCGCCTGATCGCCGAAGGCCAGACCGTGGGATACGCCGTCGTCGAGCACGACGGCCAGCAGTCAGCCATCACGCTGCCAAACGGTTCTCACGAGCACACCGGGAACGATAGCCTGCCGGCCGTCCTGCCCTACGTCCTGGACGCACAGCGATTTTCAAGCCTGCCGGCCAATGATCGGCGCGCGTTCCTGTTTGGCCTGATGGGCCTGCGCACCGATGGCGATACCGTCGGCGGTCGTATGCTCGACAAGGGATTTGACCCTCTCAAGGTTGACGAGATTCGGCCGCACCTGCGCGCCGGCTTCGACGCCGCCCACAAAGAGGCGCAGAGCAAGGCGAGAGACGCCAAGGCGTCCTGGCGGGCGACCACCGGCGAGACCTACGGTAGCGTCAAGGCTGCGACCTGGAGGGCCAGCAAGCCGGCGCACGACGGCAACCGGGTGAAGTTGGTGCGCGAAGAAATGGCCAGAGTCGCCGATCAGATCGAGAACGGCGCCGCAGAAATCGCCGTGATGCAATCCGCTGCCGCGCGGCAGGCGCAGGAAAGCGAGAAGTCTGCCGGCTTGCGTGAGCGCGCCGCGCGGTATGCGAGCATCGAGGCCAAGCTTCGCAAGGACGAGGCCGAACTGCAAGAATGGCAAGCCAAGGTCGAGCACGAGGCGCGCAAGGGCGGAAAGCAGATGCCGGCCGAGCCGACCTACACCTGCCCGGCGTGCTCTGCCAAGCTGCGCCACGACCACGCCAACGGCGCGCTCGTCGAGTTCACGCCGCCGCCGATCGTCTACCCCACGTCAGAGCCCGGCAAACTCGCCGAATACCAGCGCGCACGCGACCTGTTGGCGCGATCAGTCGAGAACGACAAGCGCGACCTCGCGGCCGCCGACCTGGCCGCCAGCACGCTGGCGGAGATTGACGACGCCAGGAGCGACCCCGCGCCGGCGCCGGAAGAAATCGAGGCCAAGAAAGTGAAGCTTGCCGAGGCGCGCAAGGAACAGACTCGCCTCGCCGGTGTCGTCAAGTCGCTGGAGGCGGACGAGCGCGCCGCGGCGATCGCAGACGAAAAGACCGATCTGGCCCGCGGCCATCACCGGGACGTGGCGCAGTGGGAAGAAATTGCCGCCGCACTGGCGCCGAACGGGATCCCAGGGGAAATTCTGGGAGAGGCGCTCGGGCCGATCAATCAACGTCTCGCGTCTTCGGCGCTCATGACGGAGTGGACACAGCCATTGGTCGATGGCGACATGACAATTACTGCTGGCGGACGGCTATATGCACTGCTCTCGGAGTCAGAGAAATGGCGTGTCGACGCAATGATCGCCGAGGCCATCAGCCACTTGTCTGGCGTCAAGCTGCTTGTGCTGGACCGCGTCGACGTGCTCGACTTCGTGGGGCGAGAGGATTTGCTGTACTGGCTCGACGGACTGGCGGAAGACGGAGAAATCGAAACGGCGCTGCTGTTTGCCACGCTCAAAGCGTTGCCTGCCGCGCTTCCTGATTCGGCCGCCGCGGTGTGGATCGAAAACGGCACTGCCGGACGGGTCAGGGAGGCCGCATGAGATTCGCAACCCACGTTGGGGCCTACGAAATCGATTCGGTCCC